GGGGGGTTGATGTCCTGTGCTCGTAGCCATGTTGCATCTTGATGGAAGGCTATGGATGAGAGCTGATTCTTAAAAAACCTTGCATCATGGATCCTCTCTTGAGCTGGCTGATAGAGTGGGGAGATTACGCGCCCGTAGGTAAACCCGAACTGTCATCACCTATTACCACCCTTCCAGACGAGATATTAATCCAAATTTTCGATAGCTTGTGCCTCCCTGACTGTGCCCATGTCGCAATGTCCTGCCGAAGGATGTGGTGGGTATTCAATTGTCAATGTTGCAACCAAACTCTCTGCAAGTGGGAAGTCGAGGACTTCCTTTATAGGAGGGAGTGCTATCTTGCACAGGAGTGGGAGCTGAGAGACAGACATTTCGAGGATTATGGATATTTTGATGATATTGATTGGGAGTCAGAGCTTTGATTAAGTCAGATTGACACATGGTGAGCGGAACTTAACAAAAAACCAGAACTACACGACACCCAAGAATGTGAGACAATTTTACCAGCTTCTCTTAAACATAATTAATCCCGCGAGCCGCGACACCAACCTTATAAGAGCTTTAGGCAACTCAGCTGCACTCACGAGCTGTTCTTGCTCGATCAAGCCCACAAGAAAGAGTAAAGAGATCAACCTTCCACGATTGCCTCTAAAATCACGGCCCAGCCTACGCACCGTGTCCTGGTACTTGCTTCTGGATTTCCAGAGAACATGCCTAGGCGATTGTTTGAAGATCTCGAAGTATAAGAAATGATGTGTATCAACAGCAGTCGAGTCCAAGCAGATATTAACAGCAAGAATAATCGACCAGCAATAGTCGTTAATTACGGGAATCAATGTCGACTCAGATACGTTTGACAGTGGTGTTTGGATTATCGTGCTTCCAATAACTATAATTTCATCCTCAGGACAGGCAGGATTAGGCCACCATTTGAGATTATAGGACTGAGCCGATATAGCGGCGGTCAGGAGTAATGCTCTACCTGGCAAGAATAACTTGACAGCAGCTCTACATCCGCACTGTATGACAAAATTGTAAAACTCGAGTCGTTTGTGCAGGTCAACACCTTCTACATCTATTACCACAAGAGATTCTTGGTTATGTGCGCACCACTGAGCAAATGCTGATGTAAAATCATGTTTCGTAATGTCTCCGCTAGTGAGCCAGGAATATGGGTGTGTCCGGTATAACTCAGGTTGATTACACAGGCTTGGTCGATATTGGGTAAAGTGCTCACGCTGTGACAGCAATACACTACTTTGATCAAATCCAGTCACAAAGATTGAATTACGATTGAGGAGATTGACAATACCTCCAGACCCTACTCCTACAACGGCACATCTGCTGCCAGCTTCAGACAAGACTGGAAACCAAGTATAAGCTGCCGATGATAACGTAGCAAAAGGCCGTACTATGTTCCTCCTGATAAGAGATTTGATGAGTTCGCTCTCTGTCCGACTATGCTGGAGTGATAAGTTGAATTTCCCGCCTATGGTACGATGCCTCCTATCCATAAGAAGAGCGGGTATGGGTTGGGTGATCTCCTTGCACCCTGGGACCTTCTCTCTGTAATCCTTCAAATTGAGTCGACCTCTCAGTGTCCGAAGAAGCTCATTAGGGGAGCTCTCATAGACTTGTAGTGGCTTCCATTTGTTGAGCTTCATTAACGTTGCATAAGGATCCAGCAAAGCTAGTGACTCATCCTCTGTAAGCCCCTCTGTATAGATTTTGAGCTTGAATTTACTTACAACAAGAGCATGTTTGAAGCTTAAGGGTGCTTCTTTACCGCCTGACAGTAACCATAATAAAATGTTATTGAGGACCAGGTTTGACTCACTCCCTAATGATGAAGAGAAGGCACTTTTGAGACTGGATGCAACATTAGAGCGATTAAGATGGGTGATGATGCCTAAGGCCTTTGTTGCTACGCAATGTGCAAACACAGACGCTGAACGTTGGTGTCCATAATAACCCGGCCCTGGAAGACAACCACTAGGTATGTCCCCTTTCAGGTAGGGAAGTGACTGGCATATGATGCCGTATAGTGCAACCGCAATGCGCTGGGAGAGTAGAAAACAGTTATTTGCAACATTAAGGATTGATGGATTAGGCCGTGAGAGCCGCACAGAAGACACTAGAGTCATGTCAATGCATGATAGTGCGGTTGCCTCCAGTAACTCATGCCAATACAAGCACTTGCTCTCGGGCACATCAATTATAGACTGTCCGACCGAGACCCGGCCGGGAGAGTTCAAACTCCTGATTACCTCGCGCTTCCTAGTCATGGCATCTAGCATTAGGGCACGAATTGACTCTCGAACCATTCGTCCATTGTATTGATTGAGGCTAATACTGGACAGATCTCCATACCTAGCGCCCCGCCAAAAGAGAGATGACTCTGTTTTTGCTGCCACCTTGATAGAGTCAGAGCGGAGGTAATAATTCACTGGCAAAACCGGCGGGTTTGGTGATGGATTTCCTGACAGAGGAATTAGAGTCGATGACACCTCCGCGACATTGGCCAAGTCAAGTTGCAGAATAAATGTTCCGCCAGCAGTCATATCCCCTGGAGAGATGAGCGAGATCATCGTCCGCATTAGCATGTAGAGCTCCTGATAGGATAACTTCTTATCAAGCTCACCCGAGCCCAACTTGTCTGAATAATCTGAGCTAAACTGGAGATGGGAAGATAGATTAAAGGTTGCATTCAGAGTTGCCCCTTCAGGCATAGATGATGTTGAGTATCGGTGAGCAACATTCCCACCATACATCCTCGGAGCTGCAGCTTCTATCCAGTGCAAATCAATTGATGTCCGAGCCTTTGCCCACAGACTTATATCGCTCCAAGCCCTGGATCCCTCCTGACTGACAATGTTTCGGATTTGGATAATCTTAATTGCTTTATCAATCGGTGGGGATGATGATACAATATGAACTCCACGGTCTGTCTGTTTCGGGAGTGTCGAGCCTCCCAAATAGGGATCAAATGGGCCACGAGTCAATTGCCTATCTGGCTTTGTTGTTGGGGGCATCAGAGCAACTATTATCCCATCGCATGCATTTTGAATGATCTCACTACTGGACCGGAAAATCTTGCAACACGACAGCGGACTACTAGCTCCGATATCTTCCATCGGTCCAACTCCCCAAGACAATCGCAAATCTGAGGCTAGCTTCCCAACCATATCAGTGAAAACATCCTGCGGTCGAGATTTGAAGATAGATTGGATCCGCTTGGCAACGTCTTGCCAGTATGCCAGGTCACCCGCTATCATTAACCCGGCTGTCGAGATGCTCGCACTGCCAGCTTTTTGGATGATGGTCCTAGTATTTGTAAACCGGCTTGAAAACTTGTCCACCTCCACATAAGGGGACGCTTCGTACAAATCATGGAAAACTTTCGGGTGGAACGGTGTGAGGGACTGTATCCAATCCACAAACTCTTGCTTCCCTTCAGCCCCAGACAGGTCAAGTATCTGTTGGATTACAAGATTATCATTGATACCTGACAGCCTTGACTCAACCTCCTTTTTCAAAGCATAAGCTGGATTGGGTGCTCGTTGGAGTGGTATGGAGTAAGGTTCTTCTAGAAGATGGGTGATATCTGGGTCAGCACTGATTCCAGTCTTGTCCTTAAGCCAACCCATGATGCGCTTTGTTTGGGGGAATTCACTGAGCAAAGAGACGGCTGTAAGTGACTGGACAAGGGGGTCAGCGGTTCCCTTGTACAGGAAATTGATCAGATTCCCAGCAGCAAGGCCACCTAAATTAATTGGCAAGGTCAACAGCAATAGCACTAAGTCTGACTGCATTGCGGGTGTCATAAGACCCCAGTAGAAACTCTCGCCGACTAGAGGACCGTGAAGAGGGGATGCAGTCAACTCTCGACGTAATGTGAGCGAGGCTACCAGATTAGTAATCATATAGGTGATATTGCACTTGTCTGTCTTTTCAGTAGCAGCAAGGCCATCTGACCAGATTCCGGAGAATGAAGAGCTTGTTGTCGGGGTATCTTGAGTACGGCTTGGCATTATTCTTGATATTGCTTTAAGAGTGGACGGAATTACGGCTCCGTCAAGGATTATCTCCTTCCCATAAGAGAACCCGGATGTTGAAAGTATGCATTCATCAGGCTTGACAGTGTGGCCGACTGCAGCGCAACTTGACTGCAGTGAAGCTAATACCTCTCTACAAAACTTTGACACCTCAATCTTTGTGGGGTACCGGCTCCTCGGCAATTTCATCACAATCACTTGGTTATCGCCTTGGCCTATCAACTCAAACTCTACGCCATATTTTGTTAAATCTGCTGTGATCATAGCAAGCGTGAATTCTGTCCATCCCTTTTGAAATAAGCCTTCCTCCCCGCCCTGGTGAGGTGTCTGATCTGATCCACCACCATACGCCACATTAGAGGGAGCTGGGTCCGCTCTTATATTGACGGGGATGTCGGGTGGATATGAGGGATGTCTAAGGCAGATGAGTGACCTGTTGAAGAACTCATGCACAAATGTGAATACGTTGTCCTGACCGTACAGATCATCGAGATCACGACAGATCGGCGTTATTGTCTCAGAGCGCATAAATATGTTCCAGGAGCTCAGGTCAACCTCGAGGTTGACTGTCCAATAGGGGTCATGCTCAAGGTTACGTCCCTCTGATAACTCAATGAATCTCCTCTTGAGATCTAGATATGACATTGTCATTGTTTGTTGTGGGGTGTCTCGAAAGATGCCATTGGCTATGTTATGTTCCAGGTTGACCAAGAACGTTCTCATGTCAAGTGGAAGCATTGCGAACATCCGGGGATCTGGTTTCATCTCACGCTCCTTGGGGAACACGCACACAATGAACATGTCATGAGGAACTCTCCTGTCTCTCACTACCTTGATGATATCACCGACTCTGAATTGCTCACGCTGGAGCACCTCGAGCAATGCTCGCCTACTGGTTGTTAACCTTGGTATTTGCTCAATTGTACGCTCCTTCCAAGTCTCCCATATCTCCGACCTTAGGCTCGAAATGGCCTTATCTGAGATGAGTGCTAGAAAATCCTCACCCTCGTCAAATGAATACTCAGGTCCAAACCGTGTTAGATCCCAGTCACTAATAGAGTAATTGTCTGGAGAGAGATTGAGAATTGGCTCTGGCCTCGCACTCAACCTTTCAAGACTAGACTTCGGAGTGCCAGCCCCTATGTGTAAGAATCTTAGACTAGGAAGTCGCTTATGCTTCTTGAGGAAGCCTCGTGAGAACATGTGGCAGAAATGTCTTCGAACATTTTGGATAGCCTCTGGACTTATGTTGAGCTCTTGGGTAGCAATCTTCTTTACTTTCTCAAGACCTGAGATGGGCATTACAACAGGGTGTCCTGACAACTTCATCGTCCCGAATGCATCTGCGAGTGCTCTCATATCCCCACTTAGGGAAATTCGAAATTCATCGAGCTGATCAATGAATTGTGTGTTCCCAGTCATGGCTTGCTCGCGGAGTCTCAGCTTAACTAACATGTTTGGAACAGGAAGCAGGTCGTCCTCCAATAACTCCTCCCTCATCTGGAATATTGATGTCTTGAATAAGGGTTCTATTCCCTTGATAAGTACATACCCATTGTTGCCTAGAGTCTCAATGCAACTTTCTTGCCATTGGAGAAGCCAGATCAGCTGGCTGAGATTAATTCCTGGAAATGAGCCGGCCTGATTGTGCTGTGCATATATACCGCACACAAATCTGGAGAATGTGAGATCCTTGAACATGAGCACCTGATCCCATGTAAGAAGGTAGATATGATGGAACTGTGATGAAGATATGATCAAGAACTCTCCATTGACGTAACACTCACCTTCGGAAATTTGAATCTGGATCCAGCTGAGCGGTTTTGTTGCTAATGCAAATGATGATAGAGTCTCTATGGACATCCAATATGATGATGCCCTGAACATATCTAGCAAGGTATCCTGGATATCTTCTTCCCTAAGCCAATTCCATCCATGTGTTGGTGAGTCCATGAGGCCTGACTGGCTCGACCACATACGACTTAGAGCTTGTCTCGAATACCCCATGAGACGTTGAGTGTCACGTACAGATGCCTGAAGGAGGTTTGCGACTTCAGGCTGGTTATTCCTCAGCCTAAAGAACAGATGATAATCAAGCGGCTCGAGTACCTTCATATTTCTCGCTTTGATAATGACAGAGGCTGGTAGGGACTCTGCTATTTTTATCAACCGGGGTGGCACCCTCCAGCCTGGTGCCATCGGCTTGGTTTCACCCCGAATGATTGTGAGCAGCTCCTTGACCTCATCTAGCAAGATCGGGCTCGAGAGAACGGACTCAGTAATTTTCGTCATTTCCAAGAGGTTTGTTTAAGTTGGTTCTCATTGTGAATGCACCTTGTTAACTCAGTGTAACCTCCGGCCGTTGTTTAAAGGTGGCACAATGCCAGGGAGACGCACACAGAAGTGTTGTACTTCCACTCAATGTCGGTGTTTGCGGTGTTTGGAAGACACGGTAGGCTTAGCCTCTTCTTGGACAGATAACCGAGACATTGCTATAGTGGCCTCCAGTCTTGCCACTGATGCGGTTAATTGGCGAATTAAATCAAGATGTTGGGAGAGAGTATGGTTGAACTGCACAACCTGCATCTCGAGTACCACGACCCGACCACGAGTGTCTTGGTATTGACCTCCGTTTGATGGAGTAGCAGAGCCGATGCTGTTAGGCATGATTGGGTATTCGATGTACAATCGTTAGAGTGAAGGGAGTAGACTGAGTTTTAATAAGTGGGATCTCACAACCTTGAGTCATAGGAAGACATGTACTGTAGATTTCTGATCAAAGCAAATCGCTGATTGGTGTAACACAACTGATCGTGGGGGAGATGCGTTGCTGTCAGGCTGACTGTCCACGGCAAGGCAACCGGAACGAGCTTCAGGTTAACCACGGCTTGGTTTTCGTTCGAAGTGTCAGGATAGCCACTTTAATCTTATTCCAGGTTCCTCCAATTCCACGGATATGGTATGGGTCACGACCTCTTCCAATGTCTATCACAGAGTGGGAGGGTATTTCTGGGTCTGATGCGAGTATTTTGAGTGCCATTGCCTCCAGGTCATCTTTAAGAACAGAGACAACTCTCGAGCGGAAGAATCGTACAGGAAGGAGAGTACAGACCTCAATTGCTTCTCCCCCCTTGACATGAGTGCGAGAACCAATTTTATCCTTGAGAGATGATATACGAGATGTCATGATTTGAACATCGACTGGACCAATATTGGCTTTGATCCACTCGCCAGCCATCTCTGTCAATAAGGCATCACGCTGTGAGTAGTAGTAGCCTTGTCCAATAAGTTCTAACTCATCAGCGATTCTACTCAGTTCAGGCAATTGAACAGCCATAAGTTGCAAGATTGCAAGCCACTCCGGCATCTGGACGACTCTCGGAGGGTTGCTTACCAATCCTCCCGTGGAGCCGAACTGAGGGATTCCGTTAGCCCACTCTGTAGTGGCTTTGATGTTCATGGCACGACTCACAGCTTCAACTTTCATGGTAGTTGTATCATCCTTCAAACCAATTGACCCATTGAGCTCCCTAGGCACCTGTGTAGCGTCGGCATAGCTATTGAGTCCCTGCAATCCTTGAGCAGACAGCTCTTTGATTGTGTCGTTGATACTCTTGTACTGCTCATCTAGTTCAGCGATAGACGGCATGAGCGGACGATTAGCAATGCTCGCAGGAGATGGTGGTCGGCCTTCGTCTGAACTTGTCTCCCATAGAGAGATCGTATCGCCGTCACAAGACATTGTCAGACTAGAGAGCGGCTGTCAAAAGGAGGTGTTCTAATCTCTACTTTGGAATCGGTTGGTTTGCTGTTGTACTGAGTTTTGTTTAAGTGGGTTCTCATCAAGGCCAACAGCGAGGGAAAGAAAGATGCGATGCCAGTTTACACACAACACATGAGCTGTTCAGTTACTTATTAGTGCCTGGCCTAACATGCTGCTAGCCTAGTCATGTTACCCTATGGAGGGCAGCATTGAGGGTTGGACAACGGATTATCTCAACTCCTTGTTCAGTAGATAATGGTAATGAACTGTAATCTCCGGCATCAGATGCAGCTTGAAGGTCTTTCACCAAAGATTTTGCTTTGACAAGAACTACTCTTGGGGGAAGAGTGAGTGCGTCCTTCATCGCTACTCTGATCAGGGTTTCAACAGATGGCTGAGCTGTAAGAAGAGAACCACCTAGTGCCCCGGCACTCACTGGCACCATTGGTTGGGGAGCAGCACTTGAGCTGACATGGCCACCCTGAATGGTTTTGCTCTCAGTCACATGAGACGATGCAGACCAGTTCCCTCCTGCTCTGTGAGAAAGAGCTGCAAGGTCTGCTGAGCATTCTCGTTCGTGGCGGATGACCCGGCTCTCAATAGACTGCATATAGGTCTTAAGAGAAGCAATCGCAGATACAATATCAGAGTATGTGTGTCCACCCATGCCTATGTTGGGCGTAGCAATCTGGGCGTGTTGTTCCACTGAAACAAAACTCTCATCAGAATCACTAGTAGGTTCAGAAACTGGCTCGTCAGCTAGATGTAGCTCCTCTGTGTCGTCCGGAAAAGCTCCCGGGGTGGCATCGGTACCTGGTTTGAGATCCTGTGTTACTGCTTCAGCCACACTCCCGGCCCACTCCAGGAAAGACACCTTGGTCTTCTCAGATGTTGTCTGAACGGGAGGTTTAGCAGCTCGCTGAATTGTTGCTCGATTTCCCTTAACCTTGTCAGATATCTCGAGTGTCTTCTTGACAATCTCGCTTGCAGTTCCCTGAAACGATCTTCTCTTTGCGGTTGGCTTCATGGTCAAGTTGAGAGGCACTGCTGTCGAGGACATGGTTCTCTCATGAGCGGTCGGTCTTCCTCCCTCAACCATTGGCGAATTAAGCGGAGGTGAATCTTTGTCGCGGACAGGCTGCACTAGCTCTGATTTAGAGCTGTCGCTCCGTGTCACCGTACTATCTCCAGCATGTGTCAAGGATGAGGGTTGCAACTTCTTGATTGCCATGTCTGAGTTCTTCTCATCTCTCATCAAGCTAGGCTCACGTCCGCTTGAGTTACGAGTCTCTGTCTCAGTGTCCTTCTTCTGGCCCTCATGTACAACATCATCAAGCAGATCATCAGGCGTCAACACAGTCTGGGATTCAACATTGCTGCCTTCTGACTGAGAGGGTGGCCCGCAAACGCCAGCGACTCCTTCCCTAGTCGTGGCCTGAGCTTCTACCGTGTTCTCAATAAGCTCAGCTAACTGAAGAGGGTTCTTCATAACAGCAGCAAATTCAGGTGAGGAGGTCAATGCATCGAAATCCATTCTGTTAATGAGTTCCTTTCCGGGTATCTGTGTGGGTTTTACTCTGATAAGATGATGTTTTTTCAAGTTGGTTCTCGTCCCTATGAGTACGATGAGCCAGAAGAAATAGGAAGAAAAGATACCTGAGTTGAGGAAATGTGAAAGCCGCCGCTATTAGAGCTTGCTAACAAGATGTTGAGTTCAATGTTAGTTCTGTCAGACCGCAGCAGCAGGCTGTTGAAGGTTGACTTGCACCTCTGGAAGAGGCATGATCGGAAGTCCTAACTCAAGAGCAATGTTGTCATTGGGTATGGATGACACCTTCTGAGCGATAAGCAGATTATTGAAAGTTTGAATGAGAGTTGCATATGATGTATCATCACCTTTATATCCAGCAAAGGAAGGCTCTTTCTGCTTCTTCCATGCGATAGCCACAGCAGCAAGCTTCTTCATCTCTTGCCTGTTAAAGATAGCGTTATTATCAGTGGTTAATAGTTTGACAAACCATCGGGGCTCTTCAGGCATGGCGTTGAGAGCGCGAAGGTCGCGGGCTAGTACTTTAAGATCTGGACGCAACTCTGGTATGTTGACGATCCAGGGATTAGATATCACACAGTCGATCGCAGCTTGAGCATGTGCAAGTTGTGATCCTCTGAGAAGCTTGAAGGCGGTGAGAATGCACTGCATGGGAGGTGTAGTGTTCTCAGAGTTAAGCTGAGATAGTAGCAATCTAGCAATAGTCCCTCTCACCTCTGGATACTCCACAAAAGAATAAGCGAGCTGGTTAATCACCTTCATGGTTGGGCCATGGGGTTGATTCGGAAAGTATGCCTGCTGAGCAACAGAGAGAGAGTGCTTCTTAATCAAGGCCTTCGGACGACCATCAGTGAACGGTGATGGTGCATTGACGTCCACGTTCTTCCCCAGAGCAAATAGTAGGACAGAAAGACCAGAAAATACAGGTATGGTTTTGCTCTCAATAAACGCATCATCATTGACAGCAGATGTATACGGAAGTCTGTCTGGTGCATCAGATTGGAGAGTCATACCAGCTCCAAAAGATGATAATACAGCATCCTTGTTTGCAGTGACCTCTTTGACATTGATCGATGCCATGGCCTGGAAGTGTTCGATGAATGGCGGAAATGCAATTGATAGAACAGAGACAAGAGCAGAGACTGCATCAATTGTTGAGTCATACGGAAGTTTCATTGTTGAGAGGTAAGCTGCCACGCACGCATCTATCTCCCCCTGGCTGAGACTCTGATTAGACTTGTATACGTGCACAGTACCAAACTTCCCGAGGGAAACTTGCGGGATGTTCAAGTTAGCAGGCATTGTTGTGTATTGATTGATTCTTAAGTAAGAGTGTTTAAAGTTGAAGTGGTTCTCGTTTCAGCTAAGGCCAGACATCCCCCACCCA